GGTGTGACCTTCCACTTTGTGGGCTGAGCCATCGGGTCGAACGATCTCGATCTTGACGATTGGACTATCGTCCATCGCTTTCTTGACCTCTGTCATGACGATCTGTCGGACAGTGGCCTCATCGACTGTCGGAGACAGCAGGGCTTGAAGAGCCGCTAAAGCGGCGTTTGCATCAGGCTTGGCGGCGGCGGGGACAGCGGGAGCCGAAGGCTTGACGGCGGGAGTCGGAACAGATTCGCCATCGACCAGCTTACCCTTTGGGGTAACTTGTGGGAGACCGGCATCAATCAGATTCTTAATCTGATCTTCGGTGAAGGCCAGCAAAAGACGATCAATCAGATCGCCCTTGGCAACTATTTCATAGTTGAAGCCAAGCTCACCACCGTTCAGAGAACGGAAGATGAACAGAATTTCGCCTTTGGACAGGGAGAGGAGAGAGTCACGCATAGGATTCCTTTCGTTTGCGTTGAAGATTCGTGAGTAGCGGCAGAGCCGCTAAAGTCAGGACAGAACGTCCAGCGCATCGCTCTCTCTCCGTAAAGGAGAGCCATGCACTTGAAATTCGATTTGAATATTGACAGTCTGAAAGACTGCATAGAACCTCGATGCTCGATGCAACCTCTTCCTTAAGGGAAGCTACCTGCATGAAGTCGAGACCTCTTGGACACAAGGCTTTGCCTTGAACCGACCCTTCGGTGTTGCTGAATAGACGGTTCACACCGTGCTGGCAACTCCTCCGGAGTCCGACGCTACATCCCGCCGTTGGGGTCGAGAAACCTGTTCGGAGCGTCACTTTGTGGTTTCGTTTAGCCCTCTCTACGGAGAGCTTCACCTATCTGCCACACAGTGCTTTAGCACTAAAGGATCTGCTTTCGGTTTGTTGCCGAATCGACGTTTTGAAGTTGACCAGAAAGTTGATGCAGTGTCAAGTACTTTTTTCGATTCGACCCCTATTACTTCGTAAAAAAGTTGGAAATGGGTGTTGTTTTGGTGTTGAACGACGACTCTCGGCCGCAAAGGGAATTGTGCGACGTCCCGCCCACTGCTTCGCTAATACGTCATGTAAGGGTGAAATGCCTGTAATTGCATGGTGCATGGGATTGGAACGACGTTGATTTGATTGGATTTTTTGGGGATGAAAAGAGAATGTTCAGTACTTTCCCCACACTTTCCTACGGAAAACGACCATTTCTCCCCATCGTCCCATGCACATACGACCCCATTAACCCTCTAAAGAGGGGTAAACCTATGGCAATCTGTCATTATCTGTCCAAAATCTGTCCTCATGGCATCTCTGATGCTGTGCGGGGCGCGGGATGTGCCTGATCGCATTATGCGGGTGGGGGTGGCGTGGCCGCGAGCGTCGCGTCGGGCGTCCTGAGCCTCTGTATATATGGTACTTACACACACTCATGCTCCTAAAATCGCCATTTCGACCTACACCCATCCCCCCAAATACCTACAAATCAATGGCCAAGTCTCAAATATACCGGGGTCTATACACCAACAGCTAATTATTTTTTCTACAAAGAACTCAAATCCGAGGAATCCGGCTGTGCCAAGTGGTAGATTCTGATATCAGTTCTGATTTCAGAGCTGAAAACAGGATGCAACCTAATAACCAATAAACCAATAAACCTATCTACCCCGGCTGGACAAGCGATCAGGGATGGGGGTCTTCTCTGGAGACAGCTCTGATTTCAGAATTCCAAAATCTGTGTTGCAAATGCCGGATCAAGTGGGTATATTCCTGCCAAGGATGGAGAACCCATCACAAGACGCATGGGGACTGCGACCTTGGTCAAACGAAGTGAAGCGCGTTTAGTCCCCATTCGTGTTGGTGACGTGTAAGACGGGTTAGCGCCGTCGGTATCCCTAGCGGAACATATGTTGTGCAAACACTGCTTTATGTGAAACACCGCACCAACAAACCATACGAGGAACAAATGGCAACAAGAAAACCCAAGGAAGCAGTCAGTGCTCGTCGTGAGCAGCTTCGGGAAGAACATGCCACTGCTGTCCGCGAAAAGATTCAAGTCTCCCATCTGGTCAACACTCTCGAAAGTTTCGCGCTCGGCAAGGGTACGGTCAAGCTGACCGCCGCCCGGATCAAGGCGATTGAGATGCTGCTGGACAAGACTCTCCCGAACCTAGCTTCCGTCAAGCATGAGACTGACGCGAAGAGTGTTACATTCATGATTGGTTCAACCTTCACGAAGCCTGAATGACTGTCATCCAATACATGCCGCCGGGTCAGGTAGCCGCCGACTTCCACACTTCTGAGGCTGATGTCCGAGGAATCAAGGGGCCAGTCGGTTCAGGCAAGTCCTCGACCTGCTGCATGGAGATCGTCAAGCACTCCCTCAAGCAGACGCCACACAATGGCTGGCGCAAAGCTCGTTGGGCCGTCATCCGAAACACATACCCTGAACTGAAGTCCACCACCATCAAGACGTGGCAGACTTGGTTCAACGACGAACTCGCTCCGATCAAATGGGATGCGCCGATCACGGCTCACATGAAGATCAAGGATTGCGGAGACGGCAACGGTCTGGATCTCGAAGTCATTTTCATCGCGCTGGACAAAGCCTCCGAAACCGGAAAGCTTCGTTCACTCGAACTCACTGGAGCTTGGATCAATGAAGCCTCAGAGGTTCCGCATGAAGTCTTCGATATGGTCACGCAACGTATCGGTCGTTACCCCGCGAAGACTCACGGCGGCGGCCCCGTTCATCCGTGCGTCATCCTCGATACCAACCCGCCTGACGATGACCACTGGTATTACAAGATTGCAGAAGAAGACACTCCCGCAGGATGGGAGTTCTTTGACCAGCCGGGTGGTCTCATTCGTTTTCAAGAGGGCGATGATGTCCGCTATGAACCGAATCCAGAAGCGGAGAATGTGTTCAACCTTCCTCAAGGGTATGAGTATTACCTGAAGATGATCAAGGGCAAGACGGACGACTGGATCAAAGTCTTCGTCCTTGGCCAGTACGGAACCACCGCTGACGGCAAGCCAGTCTTCCCTGAGTACAACGACAGAATCCATGTGGCCGAAAACGAGATTGAGCCAAACCGTGGACTGCCGATCTACCTCGGCTGGGACTTTGGACTCACCCCGTCTTGCATCATTGGACAGATCACATCCCGTGGACAGCTTGTGATCCTTGAGGAGCTTGTGGCCGAAGACATGGGTATTCGCCAGTTCGCTCAAGAGATCGTCAAGCCGACCCTGATGACCACCTATGCCGGAATGAGATTCATCTCAACTGGCGACCCTGCTGGCGTTCACCGCTCCCAAGTGGATGAGCGCACCTGCTACCAAGAACTCTTGGAATGCGGGATTGCCAGTGAGCCAGCAAACACAAACGACTTCATCCCGCGCCGGGAATCTGTTGCCTACTTTTTAAACAAGCTGGCTGGCGGAGAACCCGGATTCATCCTGTCGCCAAACTGCCGTCAGCTCCGCAAGGGTTTCCTCGGGGGCTATCGGTACGAACGACTGAAGGTTGCCGGAGAACGATATCGCGACCGTCCAATCAAGGACAAGTACAGCCACCCGCACGACGCATTGCAGTATCTCTGTCTTGCTGCGCGAACCGGTCGAGTGGAAGTCAGAGCCAGACAAGTTAAAAAAGTATCCAGCAGAGCGTGGAGCTAAGGAATAAACCATGACCAATGTGTATCAGGCATCAGCGCCAGTCGAAGCCGACATCAGCGCCGTCCAAGCACAGGGAGTGGATAACTCCGACCTCATCGCTATTGGTATTGCCGGACACATTAACTCGTGCTGGAACCAAGCGAAGATGGCCAAGATCGACATCACTGAGCGCCTGCTCAAATGCGAGCGCCAGCGCCGTGGTGAATACGACCCTGACAAAGCTATCGAGATCATGGAAACCGGCGGCTCAGACATCTACATGATGCTGACAGACGTGAAGTGCTCGGCTGCCAAGTCGTGGATTCAGGACGTGATGCTCCAAGCAGATCGTCCTTTCGATCTGGTTCCCGCTCAAGAGCCACAGATTCCTCCTGAAGTTCGTCTGTCCATTGTTGACTTCGTTCGCATGGAGGCCGAGGCTTACGTCCAAGCTGGCGAACAGTTGCACCCAGAATCTTTCCGTCGCCGCATGGCAGAGGTTCACGACATCATCTCCGTCCGTGTCAAGGAAGAAGCCCGTGACACAGCCGAGCGTATGGCTCAGGTCATCCAAGATCAGTTGGCAACAGGCCGGTTTAAACCAGCCATGCAGGACTTCATCGACGACTTCGTGACCTACCCCACAGCCGTCTTCAAAGGCCCGTCTGTACGCAAAAAGAAGCGTCTCCAGTGGGGGCCAAACTTCACGCCCGTCGTGGTCAATGACATGACCCGCGAAGTGGAGAGGGTTTCCCCTTACGACATCTTCCCAAGCGCCAACTCAATGGGCGTGGATGACGGCTTCCTGATCCAGCGCCACCGCCTGACGGCCAAGACTCTGGAGTCCATGAAGGGCGTTCCCGGCTACTCCGACAGTGAGATCGACCAAGTGATCATCCGCTACGCTCGGACTGGCTATCGCTACAACGAGTTCGGCGATCAACAGCGCGACGACCTCGAAGGCAAGATGAACTCCCAGATGCACAACGATCACCTGATCGAAGCATTGGAGTTCTGGGGGCCTGTCATGGGCGACATGCTGATCCAGTGGGGCATGAAGGACGTTGAGGCCAACAAGGTCTATGAAGTGAATGCTTGGCAAGTTGCTGGCTTCACGATCAAGGTCGTCTTGAATCCTGATCCATTGGGCGAGCGCCCATACGAGATCGCCTCTTGGCGCACCATCCCCGGAGCATTCTGGGGTATGGCCTTGCCTGAGAACATGCGCGATGTGCAGATCATGTGTAACGCCGCCTCCCGCGCCTTGGCAAACAACATGGGCATTGGCTCTGGCCCACAGGTCGAGGTAGCTGTTGACCGTCTGGCCGATGGCGAAGACGTGACTCAGATGTACCCTTGGAAGATCTGGCAAACCACGTCCGACAAGACAGGTGGCGGCCAGCCCGGTGTTCGGTTCTTCATGCCTGAGATGAAGGCGGCTGAACTGATGGGCATCTACAACCAGTTTGCCAAGCAAGCCGATGAAGTGACAGGCATCCCCAATTACATCTACGGCTCTGGCTCCGGCGCTTCTGGCGCAGGCCGCACTGCCTCTGGTTTGTCCATGCTGATGGACAACGCCGCCAAGGGGATCAAGTCAGCCGTCTCCACCATTGATGACGTTGTTGTAATGGTTGTGTCGCGGTTCTATACCCACAACATGATCTACAACCCTGACCCCTACATTAAGGGCGACTTCAAGGTGGTAGCCAAGGGTGCTATGGGTCTGGTGGCCAAAGAACAGATTCAGGTTCGCCGCAACGAATTCCTGAACTTGGTCTTGAGCAATCAGGTCGCTCTCCAGATCGTCGGCCCAGAGGGTGCTGCGTATCTCATGCGCGAAACCGCGATGGGTCTTCAGATGGATGTGGACAAGCTTGTTCCTTCAACAGAAATGATGAAGTTCAAGCAAGACCAGATTCAGGCTGCCATGCAACAGCTTCAGGCGGCGATGCCACAGATTGCTGCACCGCAAGAAACAAACGTGGCTGGAGACACAGCGCCTCCTCCCATGAATACCGTACAACCCCAACAAGGAGTCTCAGCATGATGACTAAGAAACCCGCCAAGAAAGGCATGATCCCCGCTGGCTACGCCAACGGCGGCAAGGCCAAGAAGATGGAAAAAGAAGAAGGCAAGGGCCACGCCAAGAAAGAAATGATGGCTCTGAAAAAGGGCGGCGCTTCTAAAGGCATGATGATGTCTGAGGCCAAAGAGTACGGCATGAAGATGGCCAACGGTGGCAAAGTCAAGCTCTGCCCAAGTTGCAAAACCCCCAAGGCTTGCGCCAATGGTTGCAAGATGAAGGGCATGAAATGATCTCCAAAATCGTTGAGCAGGTCAAAGCTTTGGTCGCCAAGATCAAGGAACAGATCAACAAGCTGAAGGAACAGAAATGAAACCAGATTGGCAGAACAAGAGCTTTGCAAAAGGTGGCACTGCCACTGGCCCCTCAACCATGCACGCTAAGCTGAAGGTTGGCATGTCCAGCTTGCACAGCAAGATCGGTGCAGCCAACAGCAACATGCCCCAAGCTCCGAAGCCAGCGACCAAGCCAGTCGTTCGCAAGTTCGCAGATGGCGGTATGGTTCGCACTCGCTCCGATGACGAAATCGGTGATACCGATATGCGTACTGGCCGAGTCGATCCCGGCAGTTACGACCGCCGCATGAAGGCCGGAGCAGAAAACATGGAGCGTCTGCGCTCTGCTGCCGACACAATCAAATCTTTCTTCAGTAAAGAGAAGCCTTCCGAGTCCTCTTCTGCAAATATCTCTGGCGACACTGGCATGTCTGATACCGACACTGCTAAGAAACAAGCCATTTCTGGCGGATATCAGATGGCCAAGACAGAGACAGAAGAGCCTCGTCGCTCTATCTCTGATTACATGGTCAAGCCAACAGAGACAGAAAGCAAGACAGAAATTCAGGCCACTCCAGTTGAGACTGGCGCAGCTCCTGCCCCTGCGAAAAAGGCGAATGCAGCAAAAGCATCTGCGGCTTCAGACAGCACTAGCGCACCAGCCAAGCCAACAGAGACTTCTGCACAGATGCGCGAGAAGCAACTCCGATCTTCTGGCGGATCTCGCGGTGCTCGCATGAATGACGTAACTGATACTGGCGATGAAACCTCTCGCATCATGAAGCGATCTGGAACAAAGTTTGTTCCCGGATTTGGCTCCGTAGACAAAGAAGGAAACATTGTTCGCGGTCAAAGACAGACAGGCCCATCTATTGGTGATGCCTTGCGAGCAGTTGACAAAGGAATGACAGACGCTGGTACAAAGTACCTCCAGTCAAAGATGGATCGCGGCGAAACACTGTCCGCGATGGAAAAAGCGCAAGCCAAACGCGCTGGCCTGATTTAATGCTGGCTAGACCATCACAGCAAGTTTTGAATGCCCTTTCTTCACTGAAGGGGAACAGTCAGTTTGAGACCATCCGATCTTGGTTGGAGGAATCACTGCAAGACCTGTATCGCGACAGCGCCAACACAAAGGACGAAGTTCTCTGTCGTTGGCAGCAAGGCGCAGCACAGGCTGTAAATGAGTTCCTCCAGAAGTCCAATGAGGCGGATCAGGTTCTCCGCAAGTCGCGGTAGGTGATCGAAAGATTGCCTAGCAGCATTTCGCTGCAACAGGTGCTGGCCTTTTCCAGCAGCCGTTGAACACCGAACGAATCACTCGAACACCGCGAGGCTCGAATGTGACCGTCTCGGCTCACGGAGAAAAGATGTCTAAATTGCCAAGAGCAGTAGTTGAAGCAGAAGAACGCGCCAACAAACTGCAAGAAGAATTCGTAAAGCACCAGAATCAGCCAGAGCCAGTGCCTCAACCGCCAGCGGTTGAAACGCCCGCACCTCCTGCTGTACAGAACGACTCCCCTCCTCCTCCGCAAGAGGACAGTTGGGAACACCGATTCAAGGTACTGCAAGGAAAGTACAACTCTGAAGTTCCACGCTTTGCATCTGAGAACAAAGATCTGAAGAATCGTCTTCAAACTCTCGAAGAGCAAATCGACGAGATGAAGAATGCGAAGCCTCCAGAACTGCTTGTTAAGCCAGAAGAGATTGAGCAATACGGTGAAGGTTTGATTGATGTCGCCCGACGGGTCGCTCGTGAAGAGCTTGCCTCAAAGGATAACGTCATTGCCAAACTGCAATCCGAGATTAACTCGATCAAGTCTGTCACGACCAATGTGGTTTCGGATAACTTCTTCAAGTCATTGACTGAGTTTGTCCCCGACTGGGAAGCTCTCAACGCGAACGACAACTTCCTGAAGTGGTTGGACGAGGTTGATGAACTCACAGGCGAAACACGCCAGTCGTTACTGAGCAAAGCCGAGAATCAGCGTGATCCTGTTCGCGCCGCGAAGTTCTTCAACATGTACAAGAAGACATCGCAATCGTGGGCGGCAAATAGCCAAACCTCTCTGGAACAGCAAATCGTTCCACCCGTCAATCAGCCATCATCGTCACCACCTGCCAAGAAGATCTGGACTCGTGGCGAGATATCTGAGTTCTATGACCGGGTGCGCCGAGGATCTATTTCAGATGCAGATGCTATTGCCATTGAAGCAGACATTTCGTCAGCAACAATCGAGGGTCGTATCCGATGACCCGCAAATCAAAATCTTTTTTTAAGGAAATATCATGTCTTTAGGCGTTTCTCCCTCACCATCAGCACTGATCTCTGGTGCATATCCTCAGTACAGCTCTGCCAGCACAGCCAAATTCATCCCTGAAATTTGGTCTGGCAAGTTGCAAGCCAAGTTCTACAAGACCACCGTCTTGTCAGAAATCACCAACAACGATTGGGAAGGCGAGATCAAGGGTCAAGGCGACAAGGTTTACATTCGCTCCATCCCAACCATCACCGTTCGCTCATACGTCAAAGGTCAAAACCTGACCAATGAAGTCCCAATGTCCACTCCATTGGAGTTGAACATCGACAAAGGCCAATACTTCTCCGTAGTGTTGGACGACGTTGATGCCGTTCAAGCCGATGTCAAGTTGATGGACATGTTCACCAACGATGCCACTGAGCAAATGAAGATCACCATCGACACCGACGTGTTGAACGGTGTGAAGGCTGGCGCAGTTTCTGCCAACAAAGGCGCAACTGCTGGTGCTATCTCTGGCAACATCAACCTCGGCTCAACTGGCGCTACTCGTGCCATCAGCAAGACCAACGTGTTGGACTTGATTTTGGACATGGGCCAAGTGCTGGACGAGCAAGACGTTCCTGAGAATGGTCGTTGGTTGGTGATTCCTTCTTGGATGGCCGCCATGATCAAGAACTCTGATCTGAAGCAAGCCTACCTGACAGGCGACAGCCAGTCCCCACTGCGTAACGGCAAGTTGGGCATGATTGACCGCTTCACCCTGTATGTGTCCAACAGCTTGCCCAATGCAGTCGATTTGGGTTCTGATGGCGCAACTGGTGGTACTGGTGGTGCTGCTGACGTCCGTGCTTGGAACATCTTGGCCGGTACTCGTGACGCAATCTCCTTTGCGTCACAGATGAACAACGTCGAGTCCATCCGCGCTCAATCCACTTTCGGTAACATCGTCCGTGGTTTGAACGTGTATGGTTACCAAGTGACCAAACCAGAAGCATTGGTCAATGCTCTGGTCTCCAAAGCCTAAGCAGTGCCAGAGTTGAGAGGGGCTACGGCCCCTCTCTTTTTTGCATGAAATACGTCCGCAACACGAAAACCAATAGACTTCATGTTCACGATAAGTCCTTGCTTGAGCTTGGCTACTACGTCGAATATGAGGACAATCCACAAGATCCGCCGATTCTCACAAAGGACATTACGTTCTATCTGAGCGCCGTCGGTATTGGTGACGCTGTATGCGGGATGTATGCGGCTTGCGGGATAGCAGACAAAGGATTCAATGTCACGTTTCACACGAGGCATGTAGATTGGCTGTCTGCCGTCCAGCATCCAAATGTCCGTGTCTGCCAAGAGTCTGATCTCTTTGCAGATGCAAACCTTGATTACGCCGGTCAGCTTAAGTCTGGTCGAGCTGGATCAAGACCGAACTGGTACATCAAGAATCTTCATCGGTTCTACGAGCTTCCTGATTGCGTAGCGAGAAGGCCAGCATCTGTTACCCAGTTCAAGAAAGAACAGAAGATTGCTGTCATTGCTCCATCCAGCATCTGGCCCGTCAGATCTTGGAACAGTAACGGATGGACAGAACTGTCGAATCTGTTGAAGGCCGCTGGCTACCTAGTGACTATTGTCGGCTCCGGAAAGAATCAAGAACAGATCCCAGCAGATACTGTTCTGTGGAACAGATCCATCTCTGATGTGCTGAGCGCAATCGGTGGGGCTACGATCCTGTTTGGAAACGACAGTGGTATGGTTCACATTGCTGGCCTGCTGGGTACTCCAGCGGTTGCTGTGCTTGGGCCAACGACTAGGGATTTTGTTTTTGACTGCTCAGATTCTGTTGTTGGGATAACGTCAGACATGCCATGTTCAGGCTGCTACTGGCAAAAAGATCTTGGCTTTGACGAGCGATGTGTGAAAATCTGCGAATCGTTACAGTCAATTCAGCCAGAGGCTGTCTTCCAACTTGGAGAATCACATGCAGTTAATGCGAAACAAACGGACTGGCCGACTGGTGGTGTACGACGAAAAGCTTCTGGAGTTGGGATACGAGCCGGTGGTCGAAGATCATCCAAAACCAAAATCGAAGAAGCCAACGGATGACGAAGTTGCTGTCAGCGATGAGATTCAAATTCGCCTGTACAAGGAGTCTGCATGAAGGCTAAGGACGTGAAACGAGAAGGCGGCAAGATCGTCTATCGCGGACATGAGTTTGAGGGGTTCAACAAGCCCAAGAACGCTCCTGCTGGCGCAAAGCAAAAGAAGATGGTTCTTGCCAAGAAGGGCGATGAGGTCAAACTGGTGAAGTTTGGCTATCGCGGCATGGAAGACTTTACACAGCATAAAGATCCTGAGCGCAGAAAGAACTATCTTGCACGATCCGCAGGGATCAAAAATAAAAGTGGCCAGCCCACCAAGGATGATGTGTTCAGTGCAAACCACTGGGCTAGAAAGGTGCTTTGGTAATATAAATGGCAACATTTCAAACAGTGATCAATGACGCTCGCGTTATTCTCAACGACGAAGAGTCTGAGATTAACCCCGACCCTCGCTATACGGAGGCCCAGTTGTTGGGCTACGCCGTAACAGCACTGAGCGAATGCAGGCGTGTCCGGCCAGATTTGTTCCTGTCCTACCTGACAACCTCCTTCTCCAGCTACACAGCATCGTCCACAGTGCCAATTCAGGATGAGTATCTGGTGGCGCTGACTGACTATGTTGTCCACCGCGCAGAACTGCGAGACGATGAGTTTGCAGTTGATGGCCGCTCAGCCGTCCTCCTGCAAAAATTCAAAGCCACTCTGTTGGGAATCGCATGAAGACGCTCGAATCATTTCTCCCAGAGATCCTGCCAGACGTACCCGGATGCCCGTCAGATATGGCTATCCGCGCCCTGCGTAATACGGTCATTGAGTTCTGCGAGAAAAGCTTTATCCATCAGGAGACGCTCGATCCATTTACGGCCATCGAGAACGTCACTGACTATGACCTTGATCCGCCCAAGGGCTACCGCATCCAGAAGATCATGAAGATGTGGTATCTCGGCCGAGAGATGGAGGCATTGGCTCCAGACGATATCGGCCTTCCCGATCCGTATCGCACCAACATCACTGGCTACAACGCCAGCAAAGGCCCTCCTGCCGGGTATACCCAGAAGGATGTGGACTCGTTCACAATTCTGCCAATACCGGATCAGAAGTATGCCAACGCAATTACAATGCGTGTAGCGTTAGTTCCTCTGCGCTCAATGACAGAAGTCGAAGATTTTCTGTTTGAGTTGTGGAGTGAGACTATCGGTTTTGGCACGAAGGCTCGACTGATGTTGAATCCCGGCAAGCCATACTCGAATGCAGAGTCAGCAACCTATAACCAAGCCAGATTCATTTCCGGTTTGAACGATGCAAGACAGAGAGCCGCACGAGGAAATGTGCGATCCGACCTCCGAGTTCAGTTGAGGAAGCCATGACAGAAAAAATCAAATTAGTTCAAGGCGATACTCGTCCGGCCATCGTCTGCACAATCACTGACGAGACCACTGGTAATCCCGTCAACATCACCGGTGCGGCAGTAGTTCTCAAGTTTCGTCCTGTCGGCAGCACAACCCTGCAAGCAACAGTGACTGGGACAGTTACTTCTGGCTCAACAGGTCAGGTTGCCTTCTATCCCGCATCAGCGCCAGCAATGTTGACTGGTGATGCCGGAGACTATGAGGGCGAGATCGAGATCACGTTCACTGACGGACAGATTCAAACTGTCTACGATCTGTTGAAATTCAAAATCCGCGAGGACTTCTAATGGCAAGCAAAGTCTCGGCATCGGTAACGAGCGCCCGACCGAGGCTGAGTGTTGTACTTGTTGATCCCGTCGTCACACAAGAATCTGTTCTACCAGCCGCAACGGTAAGCCTGCAAAAGCCAGTAGCTTCTGCATCTTATTCAGCTCCAGCAGTAGTAACCACATCTGTTATCCCTGCGGCTGGCATCGCTTACATCAACATGGTGTTTAGCGCGGACATCGACATGTCCGGATTGTTCAGCTATAAGATCGACTCAGTATCCATGCAGGACGGCAGATCTTTCTCATTCTCGAAAGCGCCATCAGAGTCCTTCATTGTTGTTGATGGATTGGCCAAGACACTGAGCAAGCCGTTCGATGAGTCTGTTAGCTTTGCTGATCTGCTTGAGACAACGCTGATATTCTTGCGTGAATTCACTGAGACTCAGGATGTCAGTGACTCTGTGCTTTTGAGTTTTGCACAGGCGCTTTTTGAGACTCCCAGCATCGTAGATGCGAAAGCCTTTTCATTCGAGAAGTATCTGTCTGATGGCTTTGCAATGAATGACTCGGCTGAGGCTGGAGATGGAATTCAATTCTCCTTCTCTACAAGCATTCAAAATATAGTCTTTACATCTGATGCAGAGCAAAAGAATTTCCAGAAGACGAGAACAGATTCTGTTGGAACAGCGGACTCTGGATTCATATTGCAGCAAGACTACATAGATCTAACGTATTTTGCGGAAGACTATGTTGGCGTTGGATACACTTTTTAAACGGGGTTAATCATGGTTGAAGAGCAAATCAAAATAACTGGTCATGTTGATATTGTCGTTACCGGCAAAGATGGAAACATCAAAGACACCAGAAGCATCAAAAACTTAGTGGTAACTGCCGGTAAGACATTTATTGCCGCGAGTATGCTGAAGACCACGACCAACAGTCCTGCGGCCATGAGCCATATGGCAGTTGGATCTGGTACATCTTCGGCTGCCATTGGAGACACGGCACTGGGGAATCAGTTGGGTCGAGTTTCCCTTGCTTCTGCTTCCTCTACCGGAGCAGTCGTTACATACACAGCTACCTTCCCAGCAGGCACTGGTACTGGCGCTATCACTGAGGCTGGTATTTTCAACAACAGCACTGGTGGCGACATGCTTTGCCGAACTGTGTTCTCTGTTGTCAACAAAGGTACAGACGATGCAATGTCTGTTACTTGGACTGTTACTGTAAGCTGATAAATGGTCGCAATCACAACTCGTGCTGGCAAAGGATCTCCGCTAACCAATGCGGAGATGGATGCCAACCTAAACAATCTTAATGAGTCACAGACCGTTATGGGCGAGCCTATGGGCCACGCCGACAAAACGCAGTCAACGATTTCATTTAATGCTGGTACACGCACGTTTACGATTGCGCCCGTCAGCACAAGCTTTGTGGTCTGGTGCAAGGGCGAGAAGTACACCTACACCACAGCGCAGACAGTTGTTATCCCAGATACTGCTGGTCTTCATTACATCTACTTCAGCTCGTCTGGCGTGTTGTCAACGAAGATGTCGTACTTCACTTGGGATGAGGATGCGCCAACAGCATACGTCTATTGGAATGCCACAAACAATGAGGCTGTTTATTTTGCTGACGAGCGTCATGGAGTAACGCTGGATTGGCAGACACACGAGTATCTTCATAGAACTCGCGGCGCAGCTATTGCGAGTGGATTCGCAATCAGTGGATATACAACTTCAGGAAATGGCAACTTGGATGCCCATGCTGAAATCACAATCGAGAGTGGCACGTTCTTTGACGAGGACATGCAGATCGACATTGTTTCCACAAACAGTCCGACATCAAATACTTGGGAGCAAGATCTATCATCGCCAGCACAAATCCCAATGCTGTACTTGGATGGTAGCGAGTGGAGAATAACTACTCCAACAAATTTCCCTGTAAAGCAAGGAACAAGCAGGCCGCAATACAACCTGTTTACTGGTGGTGCTTGGACGCAAGTTGATGTAACAAACACAGACTACACATGCACATGGATTCTGGCCACAAACAATCTGAACTATCCTGTTCTTGGTGTAATCAGTCAGTCCAATTTGTCTACCCTGAACAATGCTCAGGAAGCCAACTTTGAAGATTTGACATTACCCGGGTTTCCATCTGTTGAGTTTCGCCCTCTATATAAGCTGATATTTCAGGGCAACGACTCTTATGCGAATACCCCAAATGCAAGACTGAGAGAGGTTCTTGACATCAGAAGCATATCTGCTGCTGGAGTTGCGCCATCATTAGTGACTGATCACGGCAATCTGTCTGGCCTAACAGATGACGACCACCCGCAGTATCTGTCCGACACGGATGTAAGGCCCGGAATCGCACAGGCCGTCAAAGATAGTCTGATTCCATCTGCACCTGTTGCTGGTGGTATTGCATACGGCACAGCGACATCGCTGAACTTCACCATCGCTGGAACCGCAGGACAGATCCTGACATCTGGCGGTGCATCTGTTCCAACATGGACGAATGCTGCCAGTGCGAACACTGCATCTGCCCTTGTCCAAAGGGATGCGAGCGGAAACTTCTCAGCCGGAACAATTACTGCCGATCTGTCTGGAAATGCAACCACCGCTACAACCGCAACACACCTTGCTGGTGGTGGAGCCAATCGGATTGCATATCAGACTGGCTCCGGAGCCTCGGCTTTTGCTGTCGCACCCACCGTTACTGACACATTCCTGAAGTGGGACGGATCTGCCTTTACATGGTCTAGTGCTGGATCAAACATCACCGATGACACCACCACCAATGCGACGCACTATCCATTATTCTCGGCCTCAAACACTGGAGCCTTGTCTGCGGTAGAGACTTCCAGCACCAAGTACACATACAACCCATCAACAGGCATACTTGGCGCAACTGGATTCAGCGGATCTACTGGAGCTTTTTCTGGATTGCTTTCTGTTGGCAACAGAATTCGCCGGACGGTAGCTGGCCAAGGTTGGATGGACGGAGGATACGACAGTGTTGAATCAACAACAACTACTGGAGCCATCTATTCCATTGGCGGTGGATCATACTTTCCAACAAATACATCACTCAACACGATGTATGGCATTGGTTATTGCTATACGCTTACAAATAATTTTAATATTGGCACAAGCTCTGGCGCAGGTAATAATCTTTGGGGCATGTATGTCGCTCAAGGTGGAACAGCAAACATCTTCTTAGACGCAGGCGGCAGCATTTACGGCGCTGGAGCAATCGTAATGAAAGGCAACATTACCGCCTATTCAGACGAGCGTGTAAAAACAAATTGGCGTGAGATTCAGCCAGACTTCATTGAGCAACTTGCCAAGGTGAAACACGGAATCTACGACAGAACAGATCAAGAAATTACACAGGTCGGTGTATCAGCGCAATCTCTGCAACAGGTGCTTGAACATGCAGTTCTTGAGAATGATCACGGTCAGCTATCTGTTGCCTACGGTAACGCAGCTTTGGTGGCCTGCATCAAGTTGGCACAGCGAGTTCTTGAGCTTGAAGAAAAATTGAAAGAGAGAACATAATGCCAGTCTTATTTACAAACAATGCAACATCAACACTCGGGGCGCCACTTCTTATTAGCGATCTGACGTTGACCGTGGCCACGGGGACAGGCTCCTACTTCCCCACAACCACCAGCGGTTACTTTTTTGTGGCTCTGGTCAACTCAAGCAATCAGGTTGAGTTTGTTAAGGTCACAGGCAGATCGTCAGATACCTTCACGATTGTCAGAGCACAGGGCGGATCTGTTGCTCGCGCTTACTCTGCTGGCGATAAGGTTGAACTCCGCCTCATCTCATCTGCTCTAGAAAACTTTGTTCAGTTGGATGGGGCGCAAACAATCTCTGGCGCAAAGACATTTAGCGGAACCGTTGCTCTTGGTGGTGGCGGCTCAATGGCAGGAACATTCACTGGAGGCCCGACGCTTTCCGGCAACCCAGTATTTTCTGGCAACCCATCTTTTAGTGGAACACCATCTTTTAGTGGGACACCGACGTTCAGCACAGGCGCTTCACTGACCGGAACATTTAGCGGCAACCCAACGCTCAGCGGCAATCCAACATTTAGTGGGACTGCGACGTTTTCAAGCATCTTGTCTTTGACTGGCTCCCTGAACACAACAAACTTCAAGCTTCTTGAGGAAGGTGGGAATCTGGTTATCAAGTATGGTTCAACGGTTATTGTGACAATTTCATCTAGTGGCGCTATTGTGGCCAGCGGATCGGTATCTGGAAATTAAGGAGTAAGCATGGCAACAACAACGATTGGATCGCCCGGAGTTACGTTCCCAGACGGTTCCGTGCAATCAACCAAGGGTGCTGCTGGTGATGTGATCATGAACGTGTACACATCATCTGGCACATGGACAAAGCCATCAACACTTAAGTCAATCAAAGTGACTGTTGTTGGTGGAGGTGGCAACTCTGGCTCCGCAACAAGTAATACTGGCGCTCCTGGATTGGCCCCACAAAGGTCTAGTGCATACACTGGTGGCGGTGGTGGCGGTGGCACATCTATAAGAACCTATCCAGCAGCATCTATTCCTGGGCCTCAGCCATTTACCGTCGGAGGAGCTGGCGCATCATCAGCCTTTGGTGGAAGCGTTACTGTGATTACAGCAACAGGAGGATCTTCTTCTGGATCAGCCACTGGCCCAGCATCAAGTAGTAGCTCAGCCTATACGGACGGGGCTGCTGGAGGTTCTGGATCTGGTGGTCATTTAAACCTTGCTGGGCAGCAAGGAAATACAGCAGAAAGTGCGGCTGCGGGCAGTGGAGGATCTTCATCTTTTGGTGGCGGCGGGAAAGATGTTATTTTTAATAGCAATACCGTTTATCCCGGAACTACTTATGGTGGCGGATCTGGAGGAGCGGCTAGAAATCCAGCTCCCGGTACAACCTCCGGTGGAGCTGGCTTCCAAGGAGTTGTAATTATTGAGGAGTTTTATTGATGAAAGCACTGATTTCAACCATAGAGCCGCGCGAGACAGGGTATCGAGTCGCGCAGGTTGTTGAGGATGGCGCGACTTTCACGCTTGCAGAAGGAATGTTTTGGACAGACTTTCCGGATAGCCTTGACCCATCCTTGGTTCCACTAGACAGATATTGGTACGACAATACAAGCAAGACAATAAATCTTGTTCCATTAAATACAGTTGAAAATTCTGACGTTTCCTCAGTTTCGTCAACAGAAAGCTTGTATTGAAATGCTTAACCATCAGGACGCTTTAGATTTTTTTTATGAAAACATTCATAAAGCAGAAGTCACTCTTGATGGCAATCCAATCATTTACTTGCGTAAGGCTGGAGGCGTTCATCAAAGCATAAGAGATGCAAGACAGAAAATTATTGAAGAAAACAAATATCACGATAGGTTCTACAACGGCGATCTCGACGATTTTGTAATCCACATTGGAGATGGCAAGCATCTTCCAGAGCATGTTGATCTGCTAAAAAACAAAGTGCCTGATTCTTACGAACATGCCAGAATGAATTGGATTGTTTCTGCTCCAGAGTCTGGAGGTCTTATAGTTTCAGACGGCAAGGAGTACGCCCCCAAACTAAATGACATACATTACATTGATGGCAAAAAGCTGCACGGCGTCACAATGGTGCATGGCAACACGCCATTGGTTTTGTATTCATTTGGATTTATAAAAAGGCATATTGGATATGTGTAATCAACTGTCTCAGTTTAATGTCGAGAAGTATGTTCATCTCAAAAGCTTCCTTGACATTGGGAATTGCAAAGAACTGACCGCCGAATTGATGCGGCTGGTTGCTTTAAAGCAAACAGTTAATGATACCCAGTGTCCAAAATCAGAAGCTGTTCATGGGGCTGTTGTTTTTGACAAGCTGCTTGTTGAGTTGCTGCCATACTTTGAAAAGATTTCTGGCAAGAAGTTACACCCAACATACAGTTATGCTCGCATGTACAAGACTGGCGAGAAGCTTGAGATTCACACTGACCGAGAAGCCTGCGAAATAAGCGCAACCATCACACTGGACTTTGTTGGCAAAGCATGGCCTATCTACATGGGCGACGAAGGCGGAGCCAATGCAAGCAAGATTGAAATGGCTCAAGGCGATGCTGTCTTGTACCGTGGAATGGAGAAGCATCACTGGCGCAAGAAGTTCAAAGGCGAATGGCAAGCACAGGTTTTCTTGCATTATGTTGATGCCGATGGCCCACACAAGGAATGGAAGTTCGATAAGCGCCCAAGCTTAAACTTAAATGCCCCAGAAGCTCATA